ATGATGAAGATAGCGAGGAGGAATACGAGATTGAAGATTAAATTTTATGATACTTGCGCCTTGCTCAACCTTGGTGAAAAGGTTTTTGGTGGAGAACCGTTTGCGGTTTCTAGTATTACATTTAAAGAACTTGAAAATATTAAAACATCATTTAATAAAGACAATGATGTTAAAGCTATGGCTCGACACCTACTTCACTTGTTTAATGAGCATGAATATGATTATATTCCTATAGTTCATCAAGTGGAGAATGAGGCTAGAATTGCGGCCAGGGGTTTTGAAATAAACAATGATACTAAAATTCTTTCAGACGCAATTCAGCTTGCTAAGAGTGACGAGGAAATAATCTTTGTTACCGCCGATCTAAGTCTACGTTGTATCGCGAAACATTTTATTGATATAATTGAAGTTGAACCTATTTCAGAAGAAGAAGATAGCTATACAGGGTATATTGAAATAGAATGTACGGAAGAGCAGCTAGCTTTCTTTTATGAGCATCAAGAGCAAAATGTATTTAACCTCCTTGAGGGACAGTATCTAGTGCTTTATCACAACAATGAAGTAGTTGATTTGCGGGTGTGGCGAGACGGTCAACCGCAATTTGTAAATAGTAAGGATTTCAATTCTAAACTATTTGGTAAAGTCTCTCCCTATAAAGGAGATATTTATCAAAAAATGTTATTTGATAGTTTACATGAAAATCAACTAACGGTTATTCGTGGTCATGCGGGGACAGGTAAAAGCTACCTTGGCCTGGCTGCTCTATTCGATATGCTAGAACATTATAAAATAGACAACATTTATATCATCTGCAACCCGGTCGCCGCACGTGACTTTGCGAAACTTGGGTTCCTGCCGGGCGATCGTACAACCAAGCTATTGGATTCGCAAATCGGCAATTTTCTCATCGGCAAACTAGGTGATATTTCTATTGTTGAACAATTGATGAATGATGGCAAGCTACACCTCATTCCCGCAGCGGATTGTCGCGGCATGGATATTTCTACTACCTCTGGCGTTTATATCACTGAAGCTCAGAACTCATCTATTGATATGATGAAATTAATGCTTCAGCGCATGGGAGAGAATTGTAAAGTCGTCATTGAGGGCGATGATGACACCCAGGTTGATATGAACGCTTATGCGGGAAGTAATAACGGCTTGCGGCGGCTCTCACAAGTTTTCCGTGGTGAAGACTATTATGGAGAAGTTCGTTTGCAAACCTGTCACCGTGGTAGAATAGCATCCCGCGCTGAATTAATGTAATAAACCCAAGGAGAGTGACTTATGTTGCTCTCCTTGCTCTATTTTCTAAGAAAGGATTTGAAACAAATGGCAAAATACAAAGTCTATCTGTCTCCGGCTATGCACCGGTAGAACGAGTGTTGTTATCCTCGTCCTGATGGCAAACAGTGCTATGAAGCATTAGAAAACAATGAATATATTGATATTCTTGAACCCGTTTTAAACAGATGCGGCATTGAGACAAAGCGAGGCTACCGCCGCACTCCAATGAATAATGAAGATGGCGATAAGATTATGAAGCAGAATGTTGCGGAATCTAACGCTTGGCATGCTGACGTACACTACGTTTCACACACCAATGGCGCTGATGGCACTGTAAAAGGTTATCGTCCTATTTATTTTACTGATTCAACAAAAGGTAAGAAACTTGCAGAAATCATGGTTAAATACCGCAAGCAAATTTATCCTTATAGTGTAGTGCTAAATAATCGCACTGATTTATATGAACTCAAAAACACTAATGCCGTTGCATTTTATGAGGAACACGTTTTCCATGATAACCTTGAAGATGCTACTTGGTTCCATACTCATATGAATGAGATTGCGGAAAGCGCAGCGAAAGGTTTATGTGAGTATTTTAGTATCCCCTATGTTGCACCGACCAATACTCCCTCTACGACTCCCTCAGCTAGTACTACCGTTCTCCGCAAAGGAAGTACGGGTGCAGAAGTAAAGTCTCTACAAAAGAAACTCCTACAAATTGGATATTATCTTGGCTCTTATGGCGCTGATAGAGACTATGGTGACGCAACAGTGATCGCCGTCCGCAAATTTCAGAAAGATAATTCTTTGTCTATTGATGGCGAAGCTGGTCCTGATACTCTGGCAAAAGTAGATAAAGTTCTACCTATTGTTCAACAAGAGCAAAAAGCTATTGCTAATAGATTGCGGCAACTGCAGGCTAAAGATCTTACAGTCCAACCTATTATTAATTGGGCCGAGGGTGAGCGCAATTATACCGAGAAAGATAGCTTATCTAATCTAGACGATAAGACCAAAAACGCGGGTGACGATAACTATACCAAATATTCTCAAGAAATGGATGCGCTTGGTGTGTTCTCTGCGCAGGTGCAAGGTCAACCCTGGTGCGCTACTTGGGTAACCGATGGTTTTGTTAATACTTATGGGGTTGATAAAGGTCTTGAATTACTATGTCAGCCTAAGAAAAATTCTAATGCGGCTTGCTGTGGCGATGCTGCGGAGTATTATCAAAAGGCTGGTCAGTGGTACACCTCGCCGCAAGTTGGCGATCAGGTATTCTTCAAGACGTCCAAGTATCAGTATGCTCATACTGGTATCGTAACTGAAGTTACCAACACCGAAGTTACAACAATTGAAGGCAATACCTCATCTGAGGCGGGTGTTGTCTCTAACGGTGGTGCTGTTACCAAGAAACATTATCCTGTTGGTTATTCTGGGTTTAAAGGATTCGGTAGACCTAAGTATGAAGAAGCTAAACAAGAGGAACCTGAAGCGCCTGATGTCTTTGAACCCTATGTTGTGCGGCTGACCGCTATTGCGCTGAATGTGCGGACGGGTCCTGGCACTAACTACCCAGTCGCGCAGGTTATTCGTGGCGGAGGAGCTTTTACTATTGTTGCGGAAGAAAATGGCTTTGGGTTGTTAAAATCGAAGGCGGGTTGGATTATGCTCCAACATACAGAAAGAGTGGAGTGAACTATATATGAAACAAGAGAAGAAGAAAAAAGAATTTTCTAAAACGCTCTTAATTCAAGAATCCATGCTGATTTGGATCTAGACTCTTGCTATGCTTGCTCTAGCTTTTATCTGCGTTTTTAGAGGAAGTTATTCTGAATTGCCTTGGCTCGCGGCAATGGTTGCTTTTCCATGGACGGCCTACGGGGTGAGCCAAGCTTTTTACTACAATAAGGCGAAAAAAGAAAACACGGCGGGCGGAGTTGTGTATGAGAGAACCCTTGCGGAGATCCGTTCCCCTGCCGCGGATGAGGATGAACCCGTTGGCTGATTCTCTTGTTCTTTTAGGTCGGTTGCAAAGCAACCGACCTTTTTCTTTTTCTCTTGACTTTTTCTTTTTTTTATGTTATAATATAAATATAAAGTAAAAGGGTATTAGAGAAATAATAAATTCATTATTTCTACCTTAGTAATTTTATTATACCAAAAAATTTTTCAAAAGTCAAGTGGAGTGAAGTTATGTTAATTGCATATACAGATGGAAGCACGAGGAAGAATGGAAGCCCTGATTCTACAGGAGGATTTGGAGTTTGTGTTTTTGATGGCGACAAGATAGTTAATACATATGCAGAGCAACATCATGGCGTCACCAATAACCAAATGGAGATGATGGCCATTCTATGGACTATTGTTACCTATCATGATGAAGTAGCAAATGGAGATATGATAATTTATAGCGATTCTCGTTATGCTGTAAATACTTTTGCAGATTGGATGTGGAATTGGAAGAATAATGGATGGACAAGAAAGGGCGGTAAGCCTGTAGAAAATTTGACATTAGTAAAATTTTATGATATAATTACTGATAGTGGAAAATTACCTGTTCAGTTAAGGTATGTTAAAGGACATAATGGCACATTGGGCAATGAGATTGCTGACGCGTTAGCGACCGGCGCCCGCAAACCAGAAACTACGAAAGGAGAAAAGATAGATTTTGAATTTAACAAATAATTATAATGCAACAGATATTAAATCATTAGATTATTTTGAGCATATCCGCAAATATCCAGGTATGTATATCGGTTCAAAAGATGCTAAAGGATTGCTTCATTGTGTAAAAGAAATTCTCTCTAATAGCATTGATGAATATCTAAATGGCGCAGGTTCTACTATAACAGTAGAACTGTTAAAGAACAACGGTATTAGAATTACAGATGACGGTAGAGGCATTCCCCATGGAAAACATCCATCTGGATGCAGTATATTACAAGCCTGCTTTGGAATCGCTAATACTGGAGGCAAGTTTGATAATGCCACTGGCCAGACCGGTTATAATACAAGTGGCGGCGAGCATGGAACGGGCGGTAAAGCGGTTAATGCATTATCTCGAAAAATGATTGTAACAGCTAGTCGCGAAGGACTAAAGGAGATTGTAGAATTTTCTAAAGGTCAATTTATTTCTCATAAAGAGGAGAAGATTGACCCTAATATTACTGGCACTTCTGTTGAATTTTATCCTGATGCAGAAGTTCTTGAGACTATTGTTTTTGACGTAGTCGCAATTCGTGCTATGATACAAGAATTTAGCTTCTTGTGTAAAGGATTAAAGTTTGTCCTTATGACAGAAGATGGCAAAATAGAGGAGTTTTATTCAGAGCATGGCTTGTTTGACTTTATGACATATCTGAATAAAGATAAAAGCCTAATCACAGCTCCTATGTATTTTGAACAAGAGGAAGATAAATTTAAATTAGAGGTTGCTATTGCTTATAATAGTTCTTATTCTTCTACAATTAAACTCTATACAAATAACATTCCTCAAGAAAAAGGCACTCATCTAACTGGATTTAAAACCGCTTGGACTGCGGGATTGAATACCTTCGCTCGTGATAATAAACTTTTGAAAGAAAAAGATACCAACCTTACGGGTAGTGATTATGAGGAAGGTATGGTATTAATCCTTAATTTTAAAATGATTGATCCCGTGTTCAAGGGACAGAATAAAGAGGAACTCAGCTCTTCTGAAGGTAGAACGTATGTTCAAAAGCTAACAACCGCTGCAATGAAGGACTTGTTCTTTACTAATAAGAAAGACCTAAAAACGGTTGTTGATAAAGCTCTAAACGCGCGGAAGGCACGCGCCGCCGCAAAGAAAGCAAGAGATGCGGTAAGAGAACCTAAAAAGAAAGAAACTGGCTTGCGGGCTTCGCTTGCACTCAGTAACAAATTTATTGATTGCACTAGCAAAGATCCTAAGGAACGTAAGCTATTTATCTTGGAAGGTTTGTCCGCGGCCGCCGCCGCAATTGAGGCTCGTAATCCTAAAACAGATTGTATTTATTTGTTAAAGGGTAAGATTCTAAGCCCATTAAAAAGTGATCCTGCAAAGTTGCTCCAGAATCAAGAGATCTCAGATTTGGTAAGAATTATTGGCGCAGGATTTGGTTCTGATTTTGATTTATCTAAAGCTAACTTTGATAAAATTGTTATTTTTAGTGATTCAGATTCAGACGGTGACCAGATTTGTCTATTGCTTATGGGATTTTTCTATACCTATATGAAAGATTTAGTTCTAGCTGGCAAGCTTTATCGAGGAGCGGCTCCTTTGTACACAGTTTCAAAGGGTAAAGAAGAATATCTTTTCTATACGGATAAAGAGTATCGTAATTGGCAGTTAGAGAATTCAACTAATGGCTATAAAGTACTTCGTGGCAAGGGTGTTGGTGAAATGGACCCTGAAGATCTGCATCGTCTTTGTTTTAATAGTGAGCGCTTTAAGCGATTTGTAGTTGATAATCAAGAGGAAACTAGAGATTTGTTAGAGATTCTATTAGGAACCGCAGTAGCACCTCGTAAGCAGTATATTTATGATAATGCTACAGAGCTTGGTTTCCATTTTGAGTAAGGAGGTTAATAAATGAGTGAAATTTTTGATGTAAAATTTAATGATGAAAGTCATAAGGACTTCCTTACTTATAGTGAAGAAGTATTAACAGAACGAGCTGTACCAAGTGCGGAAGATGGTCTGCTGTCCTCCCAGCGCAAGCTTATTTGGACAATGAGTGAGTACCTTAAAATGGATTCCTCAAGTAAGACTAAAAAGTGTCAGTCTATTGTCGGGTCAACGCTTCTGACGAGCTACTTTCATGGAGATCAAGCCTGCTATGGAGTTCTGGTAAAGATGGAGCAACCTTTCTTAATGCGCTATCCTCTTGTTGATGGACAAGGAGCTTTGGGAACGCAGGAATCAAATGATATGGTTGCATCTAGCCGTTATACTGAGGCTAAACCAAGCATCTATGCGGATTTGATGATGGAGAATTTTAAGAAAAATGCAGTTCCTCTCAAGCGCACATATAATGATGAGTTTGATGAGCCTATTGTTTTACCCGCGGGATTCCCCAATGCATTATGCAATGGTAAGCAAACTATTGCTATTGGTCTAAGTCATAATTCATTACCTAATAACTTGTCTGAAATTTGTGATGGTCTAACTGCCTATATGCAAAATGAAGATATTACTTTGGATGAAATTATGCATCATGTACCTGGCCCCGATTTTCCTTGTGGTGGAGTAGTCATCAATAGTTCAGATATTCGTGAGGCTTTTGCCACAGGTAAGTCTAAGGTATCACTAAAAGTGCGTGGTGATTATACTATTGAAGGAAATAAGATTATATTTACCAGTATTCCCTATCGCACATACCGCAATAATATTAAAGAGCAAATGGTAAAAAATCTTGAGGAGTTAGAAGCGGTTATTGCGGACTATGCGGATGAATCTAACCTAGGTAAGATTAAGATTATCTTTAAGGTTAAGGCGGGAGTAGATCCACAAACCGCGGTAAATAAGTTATTTAAACTTACAGATTTACAAACTACTCTATCTTATAACATGAATTATATCGTTAATGGTACACCTAAACTATGTTCCATTAAAGATTTGATGAAGGCATATGTTCAACATCAAGAGTCCGTTTTATTGAACGTAACATATTTTGATAAGGATAAAGCTGAAAAGCGTATTCATATACTTGAGGGTATTCTCGCGGCGATTGATAAAATTGATGATGTTATCCAGCTCATTAAAACCGCCACAAATAAAACAGATGCAAGAACTAAATTAATTAGTTTTTTGAATATTACTGAAACTCAAGCTAATGCTATTCTTGATATGAAGTTATCTCGTTTGACCAAACTTGATAAGGATGAACTAACTCAAGAATTAAAGAATAAACGAGAATTTGTTGCAGAGTGCAATGAAATCATTGGCAGTCATAGCTTACGACTAGAGAAATTGATTATTAAAATTCAAGCCCTCAAAAAGAAGTATGGAGATGCTCGCCGCACTCAGCTTTTGCAAATTGAAATCCCCAAGGAAACTAAAACTAAAGAAGTTCCTCCCGCAGAGCCTTGTGCGATTAGTGTAACTATTGATAATGCGGTTAAGCGTTCACTCAAGCAAAACAAGAGTAAGAACGTTTTAGTCCTCAATGAAGCTACTGATACCTATGATACTTTAAGTGTCTTTACTACGGCTGGTCAAATGTATAATATTCCTGTTACCGCAATTCCCGAAGGTGCGGCGGCCGCTAAGGGTGTGAGTGTGGGCATGCTGATTGAGAATATGCAAGGCACTCCTGTGTTTTATGCGCTAAAGTCTCAGCTTGCGAAGATGGATAAGTTGCTATTCGTAACCGCGCAGGGGCAGGTAAAGTTTGTTAAAGCATCTGAATATGAGTCAAGTCGCAAAGGCGGTATTATTGCTACCAAGTTGCGGGAGGGCGATGAAGTTGTGACCATCCTACCCGCCGAAAATGAAGATGTTGAATTAATTACTGACCAAGCTATGAGTATTCATATTCGCAATACTGATATTCCCACTCAGGGCCGTACTACTCAAGGCGTAAAGGGTATTCGTCTTGTTGAGAGCGATAAAGTTCATCAAGCACTTGTTATCCCAGAAACTAATATTGGACTTGTGGTAGTATCCAAAGATGGTCATGCAAAACGAGTTCCTAATTCTGAAATTGATGCGCAAGGCCGTGGAGGCAAGGGAGTAAGTCTGTTGCCCAAAGATGATTTTGCAGGCGCTGTATTTGCAACAAAAGAGGAAGACAAAATCACCGTGGTTATGACAAGTACCGCAAAGAGCGAAGCGGCTCGCGCAATTCCTGTTCAGAGCAGGGTGTCTGGCGGAATACAGCTTATTAAGCCCATTGGAACGATTATTAAAGTAGTTAAAGAGTGATTAAGGTAGATTAAATCTACCTTTCACTTGTTTGACTTTAATTAAATAATTTGTTATAATATAATCATAGGGAGAAAATTATGTTTGATAAAGAGAAAATTCACGAATATTTCCCTGGTGCAGAGGATCTTATGATCCAGCCTATGTTAATTTGGACATTGCCAGCCAATAAGAAAGATAAACTTGGAGAAGTGTGCGCGAGTGGCCAGTATTTTGCAGAGGAGAAGCTGGATGGGGCGCTGTATCAGTTTTGCCGTACCGATCAAGGAAACTACCTATTCGGTCGTACAGTTAGTACCAAGAACGGTCTACTAACTAATAAGATTGATAACGTGCCGCACATTAATAAAGCATTATCTTGCTTACCGTCCTGCACTGTTATTATTGGTGAGATTTATGTACCCGGAGGTACGAGTAAGAATGTTACTTCTATTATGGGATGTTTACCTAAAGAAGCCATTCGTCGTCAAGAAGGGCTTGGCTATATTAAATATTATCTCCATGATATGATTTTCTATGATGGAGAGGATATGCAGTCATGGGGTGCAGAAGCAAGATATAATAAACTTGTAGAAGTTTGGAATGAGTTTAATCTTGGGCAGTTTGATTTCTTGCGGCTGGCGGAGAGCTTTGATACTGGCATCGAAGAGCGTCTCGCGCAGATTCTTTTTGCGGGTGGAGAAGGTATTGTACTAAAAAAGAAAGATGCGCCCTATAGTGAAGGTAAGCGTCCTGCGTGGGCAACAATTAAATGTAAACAAATGGATACACTTGATTTAGTTTGCACTCGTGCGATTGAGCCTACTAAAGAATATACTGGCAAAGAGCTTGAAAAATGGCCTTTCTGGAAAGATGGCGTTGCAGTTACTAAGCCTTATTTTTATGGTTGGAAAACCGCAATTGGAATAGGTGCTTATGACGATGAGGGCAATCTTAAGGAAATTGGTACCGTGTCGTCTGGACTAACTGATGATATGCGGGCGCACCTTGATGATTACGTTGGGCGAGTTGTTGCACTACAGTGCATGAGCATCGACCGCAAAGAGAAGACATTGCGACACCCTATCATCAAGGGTTGGCGAGATGACAAAAATGCCGCAGAGTGTAAGCTTAGCGATATTTTTGCTTGACTTTTTCAAAAAAATATGATATAATATTTATATACTTGAGAAAGGAAAGTGAAAATGGCTAAAAAAGAAATGATTAAGCTAGCTGAACAACTTATGCGGCTAGAACAAATCATTGACAATGGCTCTAAAGAAGAAGCAGATAAGGCTAGAGCCGATACTGAAAATCTAATTACAAAAATTGTAAAAATGTATGGGTTCAAAGGTATGTTTGAAATTGATGAATATATCTGTACCCATGAATTAAAAGATTAATAATCCTTGCGTTCAACAAGGTTATTATATAAAAAAATATTTTATTTATGGAGGAAAAATTATTATGGCTATGAAACCCAATACCAAGGCAGTTCTGGAGTACCTGAAGTCTGTTGAGGGCAAGAAGAATGTTACCGCCGCCGATGTCGCCGCCGAGCTGGGCCTGGAGGTCAAGCAGGTGAATGGCATCTTTACCGCCGCTTTCCAGCGCAAGGAGCTGGGCTATCGCGAGGAGGCCGAGATTGAGCTGGAGGAAGGCGGCCATGCAAAGGTGAAGTATCTCCACCTAACCGAGGCCGGCATGGAGTTAACTGACGAGGACTAATCTAATGTAAAATTTCCCGTGGAGGATAACTGAATCTTCCACGGGATTCTTACAATTATGATTATTCTACTGATTCTGTGCGGGGTCTTGATTGGCCTTTGTGTGTTCTACTTTTCAAGATACAAAACCGCACAAAAGGCAGCTTTAGAACATACTTAGATAAATGAGCAAATCAAGCAAGAGAATGAAGCTCTTGCGGAGCAAAATTCTAGTCTTAAGATTGAACAGTCTGGATTAAATTCAGAAATTGATATTCAAAAACAGAGATTAGAAGAATTACAAGAATATGCGGAAACCCAAGCTAAACAGGCAGTTGATAAAGCCTATGAAGGATATAGCTCAGAAATAGAGCAAGAGTATAAAGCAATAATTCGTGATTATCTTATTCAGTATAAAGACGCGCTTGAGAAAGTGCGGGAGGCACGAGCTAGCTTAAAAGATCTTCAGGCTAAACAAAACGCTTATCTTGAGGAGCAACTCCGCAAAGAAAAAATACAAAATGAATTAGACTTTTATCGCATGGTGTTAAGTCAAGATGATAAAGATGATATTTCTCATTTGCGCGAGGTGCAGCGGACCTTTCACCGTAAAGAAGCTATAGACAAAGTGATTTGGGAAGTTTATTACAAACCCGCCTACGATGTCTTGATGTCTCACTTGTTTAAGAAGGGACAGGATAAAGTATGCGGCATCTATAAGATCACTAGTCTAGCCTCGGGGAAAATTTATGTAGGCCAAAGCGTTGACATACGAACCCGGTGGCGGGATCATATCAAGGCTGCACTTGTTAATGGTAACAAGACCAATTTACTTTATTCAGCTATGTCTAAGGAATTTCCAGAGAATTTTACTTTTGAAATTCTTGAGGAAGTACCTCGCGCGCAGTTAAATGAGCGTGAAAAATATTATATTGACTTTTACCAATCCGCGAAGGCAGGTATGAACAAAACTAGCGGAGGAAGCTAAACGTATGCAGAAAGTGACTATTTTGCCGGCAACAACAAAAAACCCGATCACACTAATGGGTGAGTGTACCGGCGTATGTTATGGTTCTGACACATCAGATCCAGTAAAAAATTATAAGCGTGGTAAAGATTGTATTACTAGCGGGCACGGGCGGGCTCTGGAATATCCCCAAGTATATCTAGTTATTCAGGGCTTCTCAGCTAGAGTAGAGCGCGAAATCTACACTCATACTGCGGGTAGCCCAACTCGTACGCAGGCATCGACTAGATATATAAAGTATGGAGACTTCCAGTATATTATTCCTCCATCTATCCTCAAAGATCCAGAAGCAAAAGACAGATATGATTGGGTAATGTATCAGATCTCTGAAGCCTATAAAGACCTTGAAGCATTAGGTGTTCCCAAGGAAGATATTGGTGGTATTTTACCTTTGAACATGGAATCCACTATGGTTATCCGCACCAATGCAAGACATTTAATTGATATGTCCCATCAACGTATGTGTAGTAGAGCGCTGTGGGAATATAGGCAATTTATGGATTTACTCAAACAAGAGTTGAGTAATTATAGTCCCGAATGGGCTGAAATTGCGGCGGAGTTTAAACCCAAATGTGAGCTATATGGTTACTGTACGGAGAAGTTTACCTGCGGCCGCAAACCCCGCAAAGAAGAAAAGCAAGAGGAAAAAGAAATAATTGCGGCAGTCCAGCCTGCGATCGAGAAGCCTGGATTTATAGAGTCTCTCCGCAAGCTTGTTCGTAGTTATTTAACTTGACTTTTGTTTAAAAATATGATATAATATAAGTATAAAAAGAATAAGGAGAAATTTTAAAATGAAAAAGACAATGGTAAATGAGGCATTTGTGGCTGGTTATATTTATAGTCATAAGTTGGCAGAGAAGGTTACTGGTCCTGACTCTAAGGCACCGGGCACTCCTTTCATTCAGGGTACTCTGAATATTGCCACTGATGATGCTGGTATGAATGTTGTTTCTATTTATTATAGTTATGTGACTCCTACCACAAAGGCGGGTGGCGCTAATAATACCTATAATGTGCTGAAGAACATTATTGATGGCAAGCTGAAGACTATCATGGATGATGGTAAGGAAAATGCAACCATGGTTCGTTGCGACACCTCCGTTGAACTGAATGATTGGTTTGATAGCCGCAATAACGATGCACTGGTTTCCACTAAGCGTCTGACTGGTGGTTTTATCCATGTTGCCACTGAGCTGCCTGAGGAGGACAAGCGCGCTACTTTCAAGGTTGATATTGTTATCACCAACGTGCGGGAGCAGGAAGCTGACGACGAGAGGGGCATTCCCGCAAAGGCTATTATTAAGGGTGCTGTGTTTAATTTCCGCAAGGCCCTGCTGCCCATGGAGTTCTCTGCCACTGAGGAAAAGGGTGCTATGAGCTATTTCCTTGGTCTGGGTGCTTCTAATTCCAATCCCATCTTTACTCAAATTTGGGGCAACATTATTTCTCAGACTATTGTTAAGACCACGACTGAGGAGTCTGCGTTCGGTGATGCTTTGGTGAAGGAGACTCGTTCTTCTTATAAGGATTATATTGTGACTGGCGCCAAGGTTGATGGCTATGAGTGGGATACTGAGGAGTCTATCCTGGCCTCTGAAATGGCTGATGCTATTGCTGAGCGTGAAGTTTATCTGGCGGCTGAGAAGCAGCGGACTCTGGATTATCGTGCTTCCAAGGGTAACGCTATTGGTGGTGCGGTGAAGACTGCGACTGGTGTTACTACTGCAAAGGGTACTTATAATTTCTGAAAAAAGGAGATAAAGGAGTATGGCTATTAATTTAACTGCGATTAAACCTAATATTGTTAGTAGAGATCTATCAGGTTATATTACCTTCTTATACGGCGCGCCTAGAACCTTGGGCACTCATTGAGTGATTAATGAGTTAAATCACAGTAAAAATCTGGAAGGCTGTAAAATGCCAATCAGAACGGAAGTTAGGAATTAAATGGCCTAACACGTGCAACGCATAGGAAAATTAACATTACATTTTTATTATTAAGTAAGGAGGTTGCTCAGAGTGAGGAACTTTAGTGAAGAAGAATATAAAATTATTTATCAAGCATATGTGAATGAAGGCAGAGGGATGCTTTATACGAGTAAATTAGTAAATTCATCCCCTGAAACTGTTAAACGGTTTTTAAAGTCTAAAGGTATTCATATTCGCTCTCAGGGCGAAGTGGCTGTTATCTCTAATAAGAATAGAGCCACTAAAAAGGATACTGAGTATTTTAAGAGGCAATGTCCAAATATGGCTTGGTTGTTAGGATTTATTGCAAGTGATGGCACTGTCCGCAAGAATGAGAATGAAATAAAAATTGGTCTTGCTATTAAGGACAAGGAAATTCTTGAGAAAATAAAGACTGAATTACAACTGCAAACCGAAGTAAAAGAATATACGACTAATACAGGGTATGATACTTGTACATTACGCTGGTCTTGCGAAGAACATAAGCGTGATTTAGCTGATTACCATATTGTTCCAGCAAAGACATTTATTTTAAAGCCACCTGTTGAGAAGTTAGATAGAAAGTATTGGATTGACTATATTAGAGGTTATTTTGATGGAGATGGCTCCATTAATCTAATTGCTAATTCTAATGGCCGTGGTAATGGCAATTTGCGTTGGCAGGTTTGCTCTGCAACACCAGAGTTGCTTGAGTGGATTGTAGATTTCTTTTATGAGGAATATGGTATCCCTAAAGTAAATCTTCAAGCGCAAAATCGTCCAGAGTCACAGCATACATTGTATTGTATTCAATATTCTTCAAGAGCCACAAGGCAGATTTATAATGTACTATATACACCTAATAGTCTATACCTAAAACGCAAAAAAGACCATTTTGAAGAAATTTTAGCCCAAGTTAAACCTCTTGATAATATGTAATGAAACGGTTTTCCCACGAGACTGTGTATCTTCTAGTGTAGAAGATAGAAAGATATGCTGAACTGGGGATGAATTGACATCCCATGATGCGAGGAAACTCCCAGAACTATAGGATAAAAAGCCTATAGGATAACATTTTGAAGGTAGGTAAGACAACCTTAGCAACCCAGATGCCTAAAGCTCTACTTCTAGCATTTGAGCCCGGATACCACGCTTTGCCGGGCGTTATGGCTCAGGATATTACATCCTGGAGTGAAATGCGGCAAGTCCTGCGGGAGCTCAAAAAGCCAGAGGTAAAAGAAATGTTCCAGAGTATTGTAGTGGATACTGTGGATATAGCCTCGGACTACTGCAAGAAATACGTGTGCAACCAACATGAGATTGAAGACCTTGGTGACGCTGGCTACGGTAAGGGATATACCTGGTTCAAGGATGAATTTAACGACGTTTTCCGCACTTTGTCCCAGCTTGGTTATGCGGTTGTATTCCTTGGCCACGATAAGGAGATTGTGAGTGAGGACGGCAAGAGTAAGATCATTCGTTCTGCTCTGTCTAATTCTACGAGAACCGTTATTGCTGGTATGGCTGATCTGTATGGTTATGCTCACCAAAAGGAAGCGGGCCAGATGAGTGTTTTGACATTGCGTTGCTCTGATGGTTCTATTGAGTGCGGCGGTCGGTTTAAGTACATTGACGAGGAAATCCCCATGAATTATCAGAGCCTTGTTGAAGCCGTTCGCAAGGCCATTGACAAGGAAGCCGCCGAGCATGATAACAAGTTCGTTACCAACGAGCGTATTGCTCCTATGCCCAAATCAGAAGTTCTTGACTATGATGCTCTGATGGCTGAGTTCCAGGATCTGGCTGGCCAGCTAATGACGAAGAGTGCTAGTAATGGCGTCAAGATTACTAGTATCATAGAAAAATATTTAGGCAAAGGAAAGCGTATTGCTGAGGCAACCCCCAATCAGACTGAAATGATTAATTTGATTTTGTTAGAAATCAGAGAATTGGCGAAAGAATAAAGTTAGAGGGGGTTTTTATAACCCCTTCTATCTCAAGAAAGAGGTGGAAAAATGCCTGAGAAACCAATGATAGGA